TACATCTCATCAATGGACAAATAAATCTATTCTAGGATTAGGTATTCCTAAGTTGGGTAGTGATAATACCTTTACAGGTAATAACTCCTTCCAGAGTATATCTGCCGTATCAGCATCTTTCCAATACGTTCAATCCGTAACGGGAAGTGCAGTAATCATCGGTGAAAGTTTCGTAGTAGTAAATAATGATACTCCAACTGCACCTTATGGTGGTTTATCAGTATATGATTCAGGTAGTGCATTACCAACAACTGCTTCTTTAGTATGGGATGGTAATACAAACGATTGGAAATACTCATACGATGTAGGAGCAGGTCACGATGCATCAGTAATGTTATTCGGACCAGAAGGTAATGGTTTAGCAAATACACCATATCCATCAAACAATAAATTACAAAAAGGTAATGGAGGACACCACTTATTGGATTCTTCTATCTACGATGATGGAACGACAGTATCAGTTGGTGCTAACTTAGCAGTGACTGGTAGTATAACTACTAATGGTAATGCAGTATTGGTGAATAATGATTTAGCACCTCTAAACTCATTTACTTCATCACAATCAGTATTAAACGCACAATATGCAACTACTGGAAGTAATACATTCACAGGACAACAAAACTTTACACAACCTATTACTTCATCAGTAATAAACGTTGGATATAATAATTTCGGTAATGGTATAAACTTCTTTCAAGATGGTTTATCACAAATTCGTTTCTACTCAGGTTCAAATGCAACACAAGTAGGAACGTGGGTGAATATGCAAACCAATCCTGCAAACGGAGCACTTGCTATCTCATCATTCCCTCTTAATAATCACTTCGTAGATTTCGATGTAGAACAAACTGCATCTTTATTCACTGCACCTATAAAGGGTATGAGTGGTAATCTAAGAATTACAAGTGGAGTAGAGATTACAGGTAGTTTGAATATTACACCATTATCAGTATCTGCTAATGGAGCATTCCCAATACCATTTATCTCTGCATCAATTGTTTCAAAAGATTCGGTAGATACATTAGTATATAACCCAACTACTAACCAATTAATTGTAAGTGCATCAACTGGCCAATCACAAATATCACCAAACTCAATTTTATTTACATCTGGTAGTGGTGCATATGGAACATACTCATCAGCAGTAAGTAAAAATGGTTTTGTAAGTTCAGTTGAAGGTAGTGGTTATATCGCAATGCAAGGTAATCCATCTAAGACTGGTGCACCTTCTTTAACAACCTCTACTAAACCTGCTATCTTAGCATTAAGTGGTTCAGGTCAACCATACGTTGCGATTGAATTCCAACCATCTGCATCATTTACGGATGGAACTATTACAGTTAAAAGACCTTTATTAGTTGAATCTACATTTACTGCATCTTTACAAGAAGGATATGCATGGGTAGGTGGAGTAGGAAATATAACAAACGCAGTTCCAACATCATCATTTGGTGGTGGAGGAAGTGGTGCTGGATTCCCATTCACAGGTAGTGCAGTAATCACAGGATCATTGGCGGTGACAGGTAGTGTAAATGGATATGTAAATGCATTAACAATTACTGACCAAACTGCATCATTGAACTTTAACGATGGTAATTTCTTTACCTTACAATTAGTATCAGGAAGTATCACACACTTAACTGCAACTAATATTAAACCAGGTCAAGCAATTAACTTATTAGTTAAAATGGATTCGGTTGCAGGTATAACAGCATCATCAGGTAGTTTATCATTCTCACCAACATTTAAGTTTGCAGGTGGATTTGATTATACTCCAACAAAAATAACAGGCTCACAAGATTTAGTATCATTCGTAACATTTGATACAACTCAAGTATTAGCAGCACAAGTAAAAAACTTATCATAATATGTTCATACCCGTAGCAGTAGATAATATAGCATTTCCGGAAAGTTCATCACTCTCAACATTGGATTTTATTCCAGAGAGTTTTGATGCTTTTCAAGCATATAGTAATATCCCAACATCATCTCTATATACCACTCAATCATTTCAGTTGAATACTGCTGCTTTATATAGAACAGGTGTGAATGCTGATGGTAGAATTCTATGTGTACCAGAAGGTGGTGGATCATCTATAATTTATAATACTAATAATGATACAACATCATCTTTAAGTATAACAGGTGGAACTTTTAATAGAAACATATTATGGGATAATGTTACTAATAGTTGGGTATTATGTGGTAGTGGTAATTTTGTTAAACTAAATTGTGATACGTTAACACAAACAAATATACAGGTACCAGTTAGTCAAGTAGGAACACAATATGCTGCAGCAGTAGCATATGGTGGTAAAGTATATGCATTACCATTTGTTAGTGTTACCGCATCAACAAAAGTAGCAATATTTGATTTAGTTAATAATACAGCAACTCTTTCAGCAAATACTATCGGTGTAACTGGTGGATTTTGGGGAGGAGTATTGACATCAGTTGGAACAATATACTTTGTAAGAGAAGCAGGTAGTGCAACTACAATATATGAATACAACCCAGAAACTGATACAGGAACTAACTTTGGTAATATGACTGGTAATACTGGTTATGGTGTAGTTAATTTACCCGATGGTAATGTCTTCATTGCACCTGTAAATACATCTACTACATTAGCTAATCAAACGTGTTATATAGTTAATCCAACAAATAAAGAAATACAAACCTTATCAAACGTTCCATTTTCATTATATAGTGGATTGTGTGTAGGACAAAGTGGTATTGTATATGGATTACGTTCACAATCAACCGGAACTGCACATGGTATATTTGGATTCAACCCAAAAACAAATACAGGATTTACTACACAATACGCGGTTCAAAGGCCAACCGGTGGACAAAGAGGATTTCAGGATATGTATTCTTTAGCAGATGGAAGATTGATTTTAATGCCAGGTTTATCAAATTCTGGTAGATTAGTTTATTACTCTTATTTAGAAAACCCAAATAATAATACCTTTCCAAATATAGGAACAGCAAACCCTATAATACCAAATGGTAAAGGATTGTAAACAAAAAAAAATAATATTTACTCAACCAACATTGTTATAATTAAAAATAGATTTTAGATATGAACGCAAAAACCGTATTAAAAAAATTAGTATCATTACTTCAAGCAGAAGAAATTAAATTAACTTATGCTAAATTAGCAGATGGCACTATCGTAGAATCTCCAACATTTGATGTTGGCGAACCATTAGAAGTAGTTTCAGAAGATGGAACTAAAACTCCTGCACCAGATGGAGAACACGAATTAACTCTTAAAGATGAATCAGGTAATGAGAACATCATCAAAGTAATTACTAAAGATGGTATCATTGCTGAGAGAGAAAACGTAGAGTTAGAAACTGAAGAAGCAAAACCAATCCCAGCAGAAGATGGTGAGGAGATGCCAGTTGAAATGGAAGAAGCAACTATTGAAACTGCTCCGGGTGATATTCCAACAACAGGTGACGGTGTTTCTGAAGATGAAGAAGATGAGACAGAAATCGAAATCTCTTTAAAAGAAATGTGTGAGAAATTATCATACAGAATTGAAGAGTTAGAAAAGAAGATTGCTAAGTATGAAGAAACTGCAGTAGCGGTAGAAGAAGAAGCAACCATCGAAGAAGAAATGGAAGAAGAAGAATTACCAAAATTAGATGGTGCTCCAATCGAAGCAGGTTCTAAGGTAAAGAAGTTCTCATTAGAAAATGAAAATAAAGTAGCAAGAAACGTTTCTCCACAAGAGAGAGTTCTTGCAAAATTATACAACAAATAATTTTAACAAAAAAGTAAAAAACATGAAAAACAAACAAAATTTCGCGTTACCAACTTTTACACAAAACACTTACGCAGGTGAGTTCGCTGGAGAGTATATCGCAGCAGCATTATTATCTGCTAAGACTTTGGATAACAAGTTAGTAACAATCAAACCAAACGTAAAGTTTAAATCTGTAATTCAGAAACTTGACGTATCAGGAATCGTTCAAGATGCTTCTTGTGATTTCGTAACTTCTGGTAGTGTTGCATTATCAGAAAGAATTTTAGAACCAAAAGAATTGCAAGTTAACTTACAATTATGTAAGCAAGAATTTGTAGATTCATGGGAATCTTTACAATTAGGATACTCTGCGTTTGATACTATCCCAGCATCATTCAACGATTACTTAATTTCTTACGTAGCAGGACAAGTTGCTCAAGCAACTGAAACTTCAATCTGGCAAGGAACTAACACAAATGGTTCATTCGTAGGATTTGAAACATTGTTATCTGCTTCAGTAGCAGCAGGTGGAGCAGGTGCAGTATTACCAGCAAAATCAGGTTCAGTAATCATCTCTGGTTCAGTAACATCTACAAACGTAATTTCAGTATTAGGTTCAGTATATGAGACAGTTCCATCAGCAGTTTATGGTAAAGAAGATTTAATTATCTACGTTGGTTCTAAAGTAGCTAGAGCATACCAAACAGCATTAGGTGGTAACGCTAACCAATCAGGTTTCAATACACAAATGAACGTTGGTGAAAAACCATTCAACTTCCAAGGTGTTGAAATCGTATTATGTCCAGGTATGAGTGATAACAAAATCGTTGCAGCTCAAAAATCTAACTTATTCTTCGCAACTGGTTTATTAAATGACCACAATGAAGTTAAAGTTTTAGATATGGCTAACATCGACGGCTCACAAAATTACAGAATTATCATGAGATATACTGCAGGTGTAAACTTCGGTATTGGTCAAGATATCGTTTACTACGGAGCATATTAATTTTTAACTAACTAAAACAACCTTAATAGTATGGCATGTAATATAACCGCTGGAAGAAATGAAGTATGTAAGGATTCAATTGGTGGACTTCAAGGAGTTTACTTTTTAAACTTTACAACTGGCTCTTTCACTAAAAACGCAAATGGTGAAGTAACTGCTTTACCATCCGGCTCAACCGTATATTACTACGAGTTGAAGGGAAATAGCAGCTATACTGAAACTGTCAATTCATCAAGAGATAATGGAACTACATTCTTCTCTCAAGAATTAACATTGAATTTGAAGAAATTAACTAACGAAATGACAACACAATTAAAAGTGTTAGCATACGGAAGAAATCAAATCGTTGTTTGGACACAAAATGGTGATGCATTGTTAGTTGGTGAAAAAGAAGGTGCAGATTTAACTGCGGGAACTATTCAAACAGGTGGAGCAATTGGAGACCTTTACGGGTATTCATCTACTTTCACAGGTCAAGAAAGATTACCAGCAGCATTCTTATCCGGATCAACAACATCTAATGCTTTCGC